CATTTACACAGCGCGGTGGTGATGTGCTTGTCCCTGTTTCAGACGCAGTCGCAACTGGTCAAAATAGCGGTGTTGAGATTGATTTTTCAATTCTTTGCGGTTGGATTAGTAATCCAGTTGCCCGCCCTGGAAGTTCTACTACTCCTGTTCGCGTCCCTTTAGTGAGGTCATCGCCAAATTACAATTACAATGCGATTTATGCAGGTGTTGTTAATTGGCTAAAAGCTCGTGTGCAGGACGGCACGATTAATAATCTGTTGACACCCACTCTGCCCGCTCTACCTTCAGATATTACTAGGGATATGCTTGATGCGCGTATTGCTTTCACTATTGGTACTTTGAATTATAGTAATGGTAATGCTGGTGGAGACTTTCAATTTTATGTTTGGGTTTTTCCTAAAGAGGTTCGCGAGGTTACGTCAACTACTCCAATTGCAGACACTTTTAATTTGGATATTAACTTAAATGTTACTCCACCTGCCATTTCGTCTAATGGTGGAACTAATCCTAATCTGACTTATCAGATACCTAGTGTTGCTGGTGAGACTGCAGTTGGAGATATTATTTCTTTTTGTCAATTTCACAATTTGTCTAGTGCGCCTCCTACAGTTATTCCCCTTGTTGGCACTCCAAATGTTAATGCTGCTGATTTTCCTAAAGCCTTTTTTGAGGGCACTGGAACACTTGCAAAAACGCAAAGCGTTTCAGGTTTTACAATTCGTGATTTGCGTAGAAGCGCAGCTCTACAACGTTATGCAGAAAGGAGCTTGAAGTATGGTAACCGCTATGAAGAGTTTATCCAAAGAGAATTTGGTATCAAACCCCGTGACTATCGCATTCAACGTCCGGAATATCTCGGTGGTGGTCGAGGACTTCTCAACATTTCTGAAGTGTTGCAGACTGCAGAAGCAGCAGATACTGGGGTCGGAACCATGCGTGGACATGGCGTTGCTTCAATTTCTCAAAGACCGATTCGTTTTCGTTGCCCCGAACATGGCATACTTATCGGGCTTTTGTCTATCAGACCTAAGTCTGTATACACTCAAGGTATTGATAGAGAGTGGCTCAAGCGTTCGCGCCTTGACTTTTTTACTCCAGAGCTTGCCAGTATCGGTATGCAAGAAGTATTGCAGCAAGAGCTATACGCTTTACCTGACAATAAAACAGACGTCTTTGGATACAGCGAACGATACCAAGAATATCGGTATCAAAAGCCGCTTGTTACGGGCGAGTTCAGAACAACTCTAAACTTTTGGAATATGGCTCGTATGTTTGCTAATTCACCTAATCTTAATGCGGAGTTTATTAGTATGGAAAATGCTGTTGATGATTTCAAGCGACCCTTTCAAGTCCAGGATAATTCGGCTCATGCTTTTATTTGTATGCTTAAGAATCATATTCGGGCTTATCGTCCGATTCCCAAAAGAGCTAAGGATATTTTGAAATGAGTAGAATTAGTAATTTGATTAAAAAGGCACAGGCTTATAAAGGTCAAGAGTTTAAGCAACCGCGGATGTTCGTTCCTTCGGGCATGATTGTTCCCGAAACTGCAAAAAATTCTATGGCAAGGCAGCTTTACCAAGCTGGTATCATCACAAAAGATGATTATGAAAAAATGCTTGGTGTGTCTTATGATATTGATGATGTTAAGCTAGAAAGGTTTGACGATGAAACATTTTCAGCATACGAGGAAGAGTTCAAGCTCTCGCAACTCTCGGAATATTATGATGATTACGGAGAAGGCGAGGACGAAGGAAGAGGTAATGGCAATGCGGACGGTGACTCCGACAGAAAAGAAGCTGTTCAATCGGGTAATAGCGCGCTTACAGGAACAGATGTTCAACAAGATAATGTCGAAGTAGTCCCAAATGAGCAAAAAAGCGAGCCATAAGCCGCATTCTAGCCCTTCAGGGCGAATGCGGAACGCGCGGCTTGTCCGCGCTAACAACCTCGCCATTTCGAGGCGGAATAGAGCCTCCTTGTCTTTATTCCGTCAAGTGACACAACCTCGCAAAATACGCAATCTTATCACGAAACGCGTAAGCCAACACCAAGTGTTTCGTGGCTTCTTACAACCTGTGCATGCCCCATTGCGTATTTTGAAAACTCTAAACCCTGTGTGTCAAGCTCGAAAACTAAGGCGAAAAGTTCTGTTCTCTCTTAGGCTTACTGGCAAAGGTGCTAAGAGCCCCAAAAAACATACATTGTTAAGTAAAGTGAGGTGTTCATGATTGGTTCGATTATTCAAGGTGCGGCTTCTGTTGGTAGTGGCATTAGTGGTCTTATTGGTGCTCGAAAGGATAAACTAGCAGCTGAAAACGCGGCTAATAAGTCTTGGGAGCGTAATTATCAGGCACAGAAAGAGTTTGCACAAAATAGCATTCAGTGGCGCGTTCAGGACGCCAAAAAGGCAGGTATCAACCCTTATGCTGTTGTTGCTGGTCAAAGTGCAGGTTATACACCACAAGACACAAGCTATCAGACAAATTATCAAGGTGCAGCTAGTCATGCTATGAATGCTCTCGGGGACGCTATGGGTCAATTAAATATGGCTATGGCTGCAGAGGATCTTAAAGGCAAGAAGTTGGATAACGATAAAAAAGCTGTTGAGCTCATCAATGAGCAACTCAAAGCCTCTATGGGTCAAAACTCGGCTACACTCCCTGCCTTTCCTGGACAAACAAACCCCGTGAAAAAATCTACAGGAATGATGGTGATAACTAGCCCTCGCGGTGAGCAATATTTTGTCCCTGGAAATGAGGATGCGGATTTTAGTCCTGCTTATATTTCGCAGCTTCTCGACAGCATGTATGATAAACGCGTGTATGATGAGGGAGCAAAGCTCTCTAAGAAGCATATACCCTCTCTAGGTTTGCTTGGTTATCGCAATATACCTTCTCAAGAGCTCCAAAATAATATTCCCGGTATTCGGGCAGCAAAAATAGCTAGTGATTACGGCACAGCTGCTGGTTTGTTGAGCTTGCCATACTATCACGCACAGGAACTTTGGGATAAGGCAGCTTATCGCTTACAACGTGCTCTTGGTCTCAAAAAACGCTAAACTATGAAAGGAGGTAGACCAAAAATGGCATTTCGTTGGTATCGCAGACGCAGACGGATTAGACGGCGACGCGGTTTTCGCTTTAGACGCAGACGGATTAGACGGCTACGCAGGATTAGACGCAGGAGTCGTCTTAGGCGCATTGGTTACAGAATGTAATTTCTGTTAATAATTCATTAACTATTCTCGGTTATACTTCGTTTCGAAGCCATTAGAAGCTTCTGTTTTTTTCTGCTATTTCAGAAGACTTCTAGCTTCGCGCGAGGTTCACATGGTTTGTTTTTCCCCATTTTTTACGATTTCAGACAATGATAGGCTCGTTGGCTTCCCTTGCGGGAAATGTCCCGTTTGTTTGCAAAAGCGAGCTAATGAATGGTCATTACGCATTTCTCTTGAAAGTCGCACTTATGACGATTTGGCATTTGTTACGCTCACATACTCCCCCGAAAAGCTTTATTCTAGTGAGCTCATACCTTCGCATTTGTCAAGTTTTATCAAACGACTTCGTACCTATGCTCAACGGTCTGGTTTTGACGGTAAAATTCGCTTTTATGGTGTTGGTGAGTATGGAGAAAAGCGAGGTAGACCTCATTTTCACGTTGTTTTGTTCGGTTTGCCACAGCGATTTTGGCATTGTATCAAGGACGCTTGGAGTGGCTCTCTTGTTGATATTCAAAAACCACGGACTGTTGATGCAGTTGCAAGCTATGTTGCTGGCTATGTTGTTAAGAAGCTTTACACTGACGCCAAGATTGTTACTCGTCAATCTCTGGGTATTGGTAAAAGTTTCATTGACAAAGTGCAGCATTTTACGCAAACGATTGTTTTGAATGGCAAAACTCGCTATATCGGGCGATACTTGCGTAATCGCTTAGCTAAGCGACTTGGTATCCTCGAACAAGTAAAGAATTCGGGCATGCGTATTCTTGAGCAGCAATTCTCCATTCTTTGTGATTTTTCAATTCCTTTTGTTACGCGAGAATGCAGGGAAAGTTTGGTTTTGGAATGGCAGCGTATTTATAAGGGACAAATAGATTATGTGAATTCTTTGCACAAACTCAAATTCTTAAAGGATACAGCATGAGACTTGCTTTGCTTTTTGTAGCTATTTTTGGTTTTGTTATTGGTTGCTCTATGGCTTACAAGCCCGATATTCACGACAGCACAATAAATCATCAATCTGGTAATAAGCCTGCAACTGATGTTAATCTTAATTTAGGGAGAAAGTAAATGAAACAGAAGTCAAATCCAATTGACACGATTGTTGACAGCATAGATGTCTTTGTTGAAAGCTCTTATGAGGATACAGACGTTAGTCATGAGGAATTGGAGATTGCAAAGCGGCGTTTTCGTTCGGCTCTCCAATATATTATCATAACTACAATGGAGGAATATGAGAATGAAAAAAAGCAAATTCAATCTAACACATCTTCATAGCACTACGCTAGATCCGGGATACCTCGTCCCGTTTTTGTGTATGCCAACGCTTCCCAACGATACATTCCGTATCGGACTCTCTACCTTCATCCGCGCTCAACCGATGTTAGCTCCACTAATGCATGAGGTTAGGCTCTTTACGCAGTATTGGTTCGTCCCTAACCGAATACTTTGGGACGAATGGGAAGATTTTATTACTGGCGGTGAGGACTTATCGTTGTCTCCACCACTGCCTTATGTTACCTCTACTGCTGCTGACGCTACCGCTGGCTCTCTTTGGGATTACCTAGGTTTTCCATTGGTTGAAGGTCTTGAAGTTTCGGCTTTACCATTTAGGGCACTTGCTGAAATTTGGAATACTCGCTATCGTGACCAAGATTTGCAAGATGAGCTAGTGATTGATTATGGCTCTAATGAGGACACAACAACAAGTCGTAAGCTTCTGTCTCCTGCATTCAGCAAAGACTATTTCACAACTGCTAGACCATTTACACAGCGCGGTGGTGATGTGCTTGTCCCTGTTTCAGACGCAGTCGCAACTGGTCAAAATAGCGGTGTTGAGATTGATTTTTCAATTCTTTGCGGTTGGATT